CTGGCTGGGATTCATGTTATCTGTGCTTTGAGCAGAGGCTGCGTCATCATATGCATTTTCAATGCCAGCAACCTTTTTTAACATTTCAATTTCTTGTTGTAGTGGAGGAACCATCATACCAGTATCACTTGTAGTAGGTTCTGCATCATCTTGTGGTTGTTCTGCGCTACTTTGTGTAGCATTAGTTCCATTGATATTGATGACCACAGGTGGTTGCTTTTGTTCATCACCTTCAATTGAGTCTAAAACACTCAATAATGATCTTAAAAACTCTTGCGCTCTCATTGCAATTCCTTACGTGCTTTGGACTACTGGGATTGCACTATTTGCTACAAAGCCAACGTTTACCACGCTTACTTCTGCTACACTGGTTGTAGTAATGAAGGCAATCTTATTGTTTAAGCCTTCCATATTGATAAATCTGGTAGATGCAGCAGGAATAACATCACAGTTACCTGTATAAGCAATCGGATTTGTGCCAACTGCATAATGAACACTTGCGTTTGCCGTAACCTTTACTTTGGTTGACGTAATTGCTGTGCTTTGTGAACTGCTTGTTGTTGCATTTATAATCTGTGCTGCTGGCATTTTCTAAATCCTCTGCAGTTATTTATATGAAAGTTCTTGACTTTATTGGATTAAAAGTATAAAGTAAATTATGGCTGATGTAAACATACTGCACGGCGATTGCCGTGAACAACTCAAGACTCTACCCGACAATAGCGTTGATAGCATTGTTACTGATCCACCATATGAACTTGGATTTATGGGTAAAAGTTGGGATGCCAGTGGTATCGCATATAATGTAGATATGTGGCGTGAATGTTTGCGTGTTCTTAAACCAGGCGGGCATATGCTTGCTTTTAGTGGTAGCAGAACATATCACCGTATGACAGTTGCTATTGAAGATGCTGGTTTTGAAATACGTGACCAGATTATGTGGGTTTATGGAACAGGATTTCCAAAGAATCATGATATAAGCAAGGCAATTGACAATGCTGCTGGTGCTGAAAGAACTGGTGGTGGCAGAGTATGGAGCGGCGGCGCACGTAGTGGTGGTATTATAAAAGATGATGCCAGTGAAAATACAACAGAGCGAATCATCTATGATGAACCAGCAACCCTAGAAGCAAAAAAATGGCAAGGTTGGGGAACAGCACTTAAACCATCACATGAACCAATTTGCGTTGCACGTAAACCAATAAGTGAAAAAACTATTGCTGATAATGTATTGCAATGGGGTGTCGGTGCATTGAATATTGATGCTACTCGTATACCACTTGATGACAATGATCCACTACAAAATGGTGTAAAACACGATAATAAAAAACTTGATACTGGTGATGCTGATACAAAATGGGGATTTAAAGCAGTAGATCGTGCGGCAGGTTTAGGTCGTTGGCCAGCAAATTTGATTCACGATAACAGTGATGAAGTTACGGAATTATTTCCAAATAGTAAAGCAGGCAAAGATACTGGAAAACGTGGCACTGGTGGTATTTGGAATAGTGGAAATGGTGTGCCAGTTGGGTTTCAATATGGCGATGAAGGAAGTGCTGCACGTTTCTTTTACGGTGCAAAAGCAAGTCCACAAGATCGTAATGATGGTTTAGATAATTTTGAAGGTGGTAAAACCAATGATGGTCGCAAAAAAGATGCAAACAATGCTTATCAACGTGGTGCCACAATACGTAAAAACACACATCCTACTGTAAAACCAACAGATTTAATGATATATTTGTGTAAAATGGTAACACCACCTGGTGGAACTGTGCTTGATCCATTTATGGGCAGCGGTTCTACTGGTCGTGGTGCTGTCAACGGTGGATTTAATTTCATTGGTATTGAAATGAACAGTGAGTATATAGATATTGCCAAAGCACGTATTGCTGTGGTAGAAAAGAAGATGTCAGAAGTAAAAGACAAAGTTACTACATACAATAATCTATTTGAGGAAGAATAATGGGCGTCCAGATATTACAAGGTGATTGCCGTGATGTTTTGAAAACTTTGCCAGAAGGCAGTATCAACATGTGTGTAACATCACCGCCTTATTTTGGGCTGCGTGATTATGGTGGTCAAGAAAAACAAATTGGTCTTGAACAAACACCAGAAGAATATATCGCACAGTTGGTAGAAGTATTCCGTGAAGTGCGCAGAACACTAAAAGATGATGGCACACTTTGGGTTAATATTGGTGATAGTTACTACAATTATCGCAGTGGAACTGCATTTGTTAAACAAAGTGTTGCTAAGACAAATCAAGATTTGCCTACACATAGCCCAAGCCGAAATAATAAGTTGGACGGTCTTAAAAGCAAAGACCTTATTGGTATTCCATGGATGTTAGCATTTGCTCTACGTGCTGATGGTTGGTATTTGCGTCAAGATATTATTTGGCATAAACCTAATCCAATGCCAGAAAGTGTAAAAGATCGTTGCACAAAAGCACATGAATATATTTTCTTGTTAAGCAAAAGCAAGAATTATTATTTTGATTATGAAGCAATCCGTGAACCAGCAGTAACTGCTCCAGTTGCTCGCAATAAAGCAGCAGAGGGATATCAAGCTGATTATCCAAATGGTGATAGATTTAGTAAAGGTGAACGAGTTTGGGGCGAAGATAACAAACGTATGAAGCGCAGTGTATGGACTGTTAATACCAAACCATACAAAGAAGCACATTTTGCTACTTTCCCTACTGAACTTATTGAGCCAGCTATTATTGCTGGTTGTCCAAAAGACGGTATGGTAATTGATCCATTTGGTGGCAGTGGCACAACAGGTTATGTAGCAGATAAGTTAGGGCGTAATGCTACATTGATTGAACTTAATCCATCATATATTAATATTGCTGAAAATCGCATCGATCCACCTGAACAACGTTTAGATAGTAATTTGTTTACAATTGAATGATACTTTCACATACAATTCTAATTACAGTGACAAAACAACAAGTATTAGATTTTGCTAATCTAACGGGTGATAACAGCGCAATTCATGTTGAAGGTGGTATTGTGCAAGGTGGATTGATTTTAAGTATGTTACCACATTGGTCTAAAATAGCGATAGAATTAGGTAACTTTCCAAAAATATTTAACGATAGCGTTACTGTTAAAATGGATTGCAGATTTAATGATCCGTTAGTTGCAGATACACCAGTAAACATAACGTTTAATTATACACCATTAAAATATCGTATGTCTAAAATAACTTGGGATATTGCGGGTGACATAAAATATTGCAGTGGTGATTGGATTATTTGCAGTTTGTCATAATACTGTCATATTAGTGTGATAAATTAGGTCAGCATACTAAAAGGAGAGAAATATGCTTACTAGGTTTATTGCTGTTGCAGCCGCAACACTTATTAGTACTGCTGCTTTTGCAGTAGAAGTTACAGGTGCAGGTGCTACTTTCCCACAACCAATTTATATGAAGTGGGCAGAAGGTTATAAGAAGGCTACTAGCAATGTCATTAATTATCAAGGCATTGGTAGTGGTGCAGGTATCAAGCAAATTGAAGCAAAGACAGTAAATTTTGGTGCTACAGATATTCCAGTAAAGACAGAAGACCTTGAAAAGAAAGGTCAAGTTCAATTCCCAATGATCGTTGGTGGTATTGTTCCAATTATTAACCTTAAAGATGTTGACCATCTAACATTAACAACAGACATTCTTGCAAAAATCTATATGGAAAAGATTAAACGTTGGAATGACAAGGAAATTGCAGAACTTAACCCAGGTGTAAAACTTCCTGACCTTCCAATCATCAAGATTCGCCGTGCTGATGGTAGTGGCACAACTTGGAACTTTACAAAGTTTCTTTCAGAAGCAAATGAAGACTGGAAGAAGAAGTATGGAATTGGTCAAACTGTTGAATGGGTTGGCGGTGCAATTGGAGCAAAGGGCAATGACGGTGTTGCAAACAACGTTTACCAAACAAATGGTTCAATCGGTTATGTTGAATATGCTTTTGCCAAGCAAAATGATCTTACTGTTGCTGATATGATTGGCAAGGACGGTAAGAAGGTTTCACCAGGTCTAAAAGCATTCCAGACAACTTGGCCAATGGTTGCTACAAGTTACATTGTTCTAAACAAAGAAAATGATAACAAAGAAGCAGTTCAAGCAGCAATCAAGTTCTTTGAATATGGTTATGCACATGACAAGGATGCAGAAGTACTTGACTATATTCCATTGACTGCTGCACAAAAGGCAGAAAGCAAAAAGGCTTGGTCTACAGTCAACTAATTTACATAAAATTACTGTAAAATATGCCCTACCAAATTATTTTTTGTAGGGCATTATTTTTTTCTTGACATTATATTATTTTCGTGTATAAATAAACCCACAACAGAGAGTGAATATGATTAACACGCCTAAACATTACGATTATATCATTTGCCGCATGCCAGAAGGTTTCTGGATTACGGGGGCGTGTGCCTAATGTGACCGCACATTAGTGTATGCACTTAGCCCCCGAAGCGAAAGTTTCGGGGGTTTTTTTATTTTCAGGACGGTAGCCCCTATGTATAAGGCTACCCACCGACCAGTACTTGGGCCAAATGGCTGAATAGGTGGTTTCGGCGGTGAAAAATGGGGTGGGGTGTCAAGATTTTGACATTTTTACCCAAAATTGCCTAAAATTTGTGCAAACTTTTTTTAATTTTCGTGCATTTTTTTCTTGACTTATTATATGGTTGTGCTATTATGCATATGTTGATGACGACATGGTGTCGTCCTTTTTATGGAGAAAGTAACTATGACTATCGTATCAAATACAGACCGTGTTCTTGAAGCCCTTAAGTCTGGTGAGTTGCTCACCGCAAAGCAGATTTCTGCTCGTTTTGGCGTTGCCAATCCACATGCAGCTATCTCTGCAATCCGTCTCAAGGGTTATGCAGTTTATCTCAATGAGTATAAGACTGCCAAGGGTGAAGTAACAAAGAAGTATCGTCTTGGCAATCCTTCACGTGAGATCGTTGCCGCTGGTATGCGGGCTCTCATGGATGCTGGCGTTCGCATCTAATTCTATAATTATAGGATTATATAATGTTGTGAAGGGGGCGGCTTTCCGCCCCCTTTTAGTTGTTTATCAGTGTAGTTCAATGGTAGAACGGCGGTCTCCAAAACCGCATATCAGGGTTCGATTCCTTGCACTGGTGCCAATTATGACATTGACAAATCTGGCTGATGTAAATATAGTAGTAACATGACCCAATCAAGAACGCCAAGAGAAGTCAAAAATAAACCCCTAGTTCCAGAAATTACATGTCCATATATTGACATGGTAATACAAATTATTGACCAAATGGAAGAGCAAGACAATGCTGAATGGCGTGGTGAACAGGCCGCACTTGCTAAATCGCTGCTTGAGTATGTAAGATCAAGTAATGACAAATTACGTGCTAGTGGTAAGTTTTGGTATGAACGTTGTAAGAGAACAGGAAAAGATTTAGTATGAACGGCACCATAGCAATTTTTATGGATCATCCACGGTGTTCTGTTGATGGCGTAAATGCTATAATGAACTCGCTGAACCCACATTACAAGTTTAAAATACTTACAAAACACAAAGTCCAAGACCCTGATTTTTGGAATGATGTTGATATAGTTTGTATACCTGGCGGTATAGGTGACGCAGATACATTTAAGAAGATAATGAAACACCAAATTACACCAATTAAAGACTTCCTTGCAAGAGGTGGTCGTTATCTTGGTATTTGCATGGGTGCTTATTGGGCTGGTCCAAATTACTTGGATATCCTTAAAGGTCGTGATTGTGTGCAATATCTAGCACGTCCAAAAACTGATACAAGACGCCCACATGCCAAAGATTTAGAAGTTACTTGGTTAGGTAACAAAGAAAACATATTCTGGTATGATGGCTGTGCTATCACTGGTAAAGGTCAGTTTGATGTGGTAGCAACATATGCCAATGGCGATGTCATGGCTGGCTATCAAGGTCGTATTGGATTGATTGGTTCACACCCAGAAGCAGAAAAGTTCTGGTATGACGAATATACTTGGATGAAGCCAAAATATATTGGCAAAGAACGCAATCATGAATTATTACATGATTTTGTTGATGAACTTATGAAACGCTAATGTTAGAATATATTATCGTATTTTTATCGATGTTTTTCGTAGATGTATTCTATGCAATATATCTTAAAAGCATTGAAAATAACAAACCTATATTTGCCTCTTTTATGGCTACAATTGTATTTTTTGTTGCAAGTATCGCAACAATAGGGTATATTGATAATCACTGGTTACTTGTTCCAGCTTGCATGGGTGCATTTGCTGGCACATGGGTTGGTGTAATGTATAATATTAAAAAGAAAAGCTAATTGGGGAAGTGAGTGCGGAATGGTTACGCCAAGGTCTGCAAAACCTGTTCATGTGGGTTCGAGTCCCATCTTCCCCTCCAATTTTTTGGTGATGTATGAGAAAAAGATTTGATAGCGACTTATATAATACAAATGATCCTGCAAAACAAAAGGCAATAGATTATTTTAAAAATCAAGGCGTAGATGCTATCGTAAATCCTAATGATTATGGCATTGACCTTATTGTAGATGATACATTTTACTGTGAAGTTGAGGTCAAGCATAATTGGCGTGGTGATAGTTTTCCATTTTCAACGCTACAAATACCTGAAAGAAAGATTAAGTTTGCAAAGTTAGATAAACCAGTAGTGTTTATGGTGCTGAATAGTGAACACACACATGCACTTATGACTACTGGTGAAGATGTTTTGGATTCTCCATTACGAGAAGTATCCAATAAGTTTGTCAAAAGTGGTGAGTTATTTTTCCAAATACCCACAAGTAAATTATTAAAAATTAAAATATAACGGCTCCATCTTATAATGGCTATTATCCTTGACTGTCTATCAGGGGATAGGGGTTCGATTCTCCTTAGAGTCGCCATAAATAACTATATGGCACTTGATCCTAAATCAGCACATAAACTTGGTGAAGCATATGGCAAAGGTGTCACTGACGCTGTATTTGGTATTGTTGATGATGTTCGCAATGCTAAAAATATCAAAGCATCAAATAATGCAAAAATTGCGGCAAAAAATAAAATTACAGAAATTAATAATCAAATAATTCGTAACAATAATGCACTGCGTGAACAAGCAATGCGTGAAATAGCGGCAGAGCAAGAAGCACATGCTCTTGCCCAAATGACACCATCACAAAGACAAGCATATAAAGCTACAAAAGCTGCCAATGAAGCAAAGGCTGCACGTGCAGCCAAAGAAGCTGAAATAAGACGTGAAAACTTTTGGCAATATTTTTGGGCAATTGTAATAATACTAGTCTGCATACCAGTTTTGGGTGGTGCAGGTTATCTAATACTTAAATTAACACACTGATTTCAATTATATCAGTATCTCAATTACATCTATGATTTTCCATATTTGGAGATACTGTTGGATATTCTACCACAAAGCTATGATATGGCTTGGAACCAAT